ATCTGTTTCTGGTTGTGCAAAGTGTGCAATAATTGTGTCATCACCCCATACATCTGAGAAACTATCTGCTAGATTTTCTTCGCCTGTATTTATGATTGAATTACCAACATAAACATTTGGTATATCAAATAAAGATGCAAGTAAATCTGCTGTTACAACACCTCTTTGCACATATTTGATTCTATCTAAAATATCTGCATGGCGAACTAAAGCATTATATGCTTCTCTACCGATAATCATTGTATTAGCATCATAACCAGTTTGACTTCTGATTGTATTTTTAGCTAATGCAATATCTCCAAATGGGTCGGATGTTCCTGCTGTGGATGAACTCCATTTTGATGCAACTGTTGAACCAGAACCCATATTAGAAACACTTCTTGTTTGTGAAGCAATTCTATTTTCCATATCTAACATTAAAAGGTTAACAAGATTTCTTGCTCCTTTCTCTTTTAGTTTTAATGGGTCATCTTGGTTAACTAAAGTTTCAAAATCCATTTCATCAACTAAAGCATAGTTAGTTGCATAATATGATTCTGAACTTACATTAAAATGTGTTGTTCTTCCTTTAGTCTTTGGTGCTCTTTCAGTAGAACTTGGAATTCTAAAGAAATCGCCTTTTTCATATTTGAAATACAAATCGCTTTGTTTATTAACATTAACGATTGGTAAAAAGTTTTGTACTATTGTCCCTTGAGGTTCGAATCCAACTACTAAATTGGATAACGGTCTATCAATATGGACATCTCTTGCTGTTATTGGCATATTAAATCTCCTTTAATTTTTATTATCCTCTAAAACCATTATGTTGAATTAACAATTGGAAGTTACTACCAGATGCACAACCTGTGATTGCTTTACCTAGCATATATTGTCCAGAAGCAACAGCAGTTGCAGTACCACTTGCAGTAACAGTTATGAAACTACCAGCAGTAATTGTAGCACCTGCAAAGCATCTTGTTAATCCAGCAACAACGACAGTAGCATTTTCGCCAGATTTTGGTTTGTTATCTAGAACTCCTAATACACCTGTTCCTGCGGCAACTCTTAGTTTAACTCCGTTTGCATCATGAACATTTAAAATTTTATATTGGGCATCTGATAAATCTTCTCTAGCGACCATTGATATATATGTTTTTTGTGACATTGTTTCCTATCTCCTGTTTTTATTGTTGATTATAATAATCTGTTTTTAATTGTTCATCTTCTTTAAGAACTAATTCCATTGCTTCTGAAGGGCTTTTAGCTTTACCTTTCTGTTGATAAAGTTCCATTCTTCTTGCGACTTCATCACCAGCATTTGTGTAAGGTTGTCTATCAACGATATACTCGCCATCTACACTTACTTCTGCAAAGTTAATTAATTCTGGTAGAGATGATACTATTTTTTCTACTAAATCGATTTGTGAAAGTTCAACCTTATTTTCTTCTTTAGTATAAGAGTAGACTTTTTCTTCGGTAGCAGAACTTAATAATGCTGTTATTTCATTTTCAAAAGAAGGTAAGATTCTTCCTGCTTCTTTCTGTGATGAAACAAATTTAGAAATTCTTGCATCTTTTTGTTTGCTTTTCATTTCTTCTAATTCAGCATTAGCTTTTTGGCATTGTTCTTCAAGTGCTTTATTGCGACTTTGAAGCTCTTGATATTCTTTTGTGATATCAGTTTCCATAAGCTCACTCTCCTTTCCAGTATAGTGTTTTTTTACTTCGCCAGTTCCAGTATCTTTACTATATAAACCTTCAATTGCTTCAAGGTTAGTAACTGCAGGGATTTCTGAACCAAGTAAGGCAACGGCTTTCAGTACTCTATCAAGTACAGAACCATTGTTTTTGTAATTCCAATAAATTTCGGAACTTACTCTTTTATAATTTCCTCTTTTCATAGCTTCATAAACTTTTTTAGGTAGCTCTTTGAAGTCTGCTAAGAGTTTATTTCCATTCATATAAATTTTATCAACATATCCTAATGCAGGTTCTCCATCTTTCATTTCTGGTTGTTCTTCATTATGTCCTAATTTTAAAGGTGGTTCAAAACCAGTTTTATCAAAATTAGTAATCATGCCTTCTAAATCTTTTTTAGTGTATTTATCACCATTCCAAACACCAGTAGAAAAAATTTCTACACCATTTATGTTAAATGTTTGTTCTAATTCATGATTTTTAACATCATTGCAAGTATCATCACAAACTTCTAGTTCTTCTTCACAATCGCAATCTTCGCCTTGTGAATTTTTCTTTTCCTTTTCCTCATCTTCCATTTTCTCTTCTTTATCTTCTTCTTCCATTTTCTCTTCTTTGTCTTTATCTTGCATTTCTTTTTCTTTTTCTTTGTCTTCCATTTCTTTTTCTTTTTCTTTGTCCATCATGTCTTTATCATCTTCATCTTTATTATCTTTTTCCATTTCTTCTTTTGCTTTTAAATATTCATCATGAGATGCACCCGGCATATAAAAAATGGTTTCTTTCCCATCAATTAAATGAACATGAGTATGGCTACCTTCTAATCCCATTCTAGGAGCATTTTTCTCTGCTTCTTCTTTAGATGTATATAAATCATCTTTAGCATATTTTTCTTTATGTTCATTATCCTTTTCTTCGTGGTCTGGATAATGTTCCATTTCTTTTTCTTTATTGTTTCCGTGTTGTCCCGGCATTTTTACACCTCATTTATTTTACGGCATCTTGGACATTTTATTTCACAAGCCAAAATACCTTTTGTGTTTATTTTAGCTAATAGTTTGCCACAATGCAAACATCTCAGCTCATTTATATTCATAGATTTTATAAATGCTTTTGCTTGTTCTAAATTCTGTATTGAATTAATAGCTGTCATTCAGTCATACTCGCCATTGCAACTATCTCGGATAAATCGCCTTCTGTACTCCATTGAATTGGTTGGTCATCTTTTGTAAGAAATACTAATAGGGTTCTACAATTAAAATGTAATGGTGGTGTTAATTCATTTAAAGTTGCTTCATCTTCAGCTTTAATAGTTGGTTCTAATTCTGCAACTAATTCGCAAATATCGGATGTTCTTTCATCTAATACAGCAGATAATTGATATCCAACCACAAAATCTTTTACATCTGGGTCTTCACCAATACTTCTTCTACCATAATTATAAGAACCAAGTGTTGCTGTTCTAGTTATTGCTTCTAATCTATATGGAGCTTGAACTGTTCCATTTGGTTTAATTGTGCTTCCATCTGCAACATATGGTGAAAATGCTTCTTCAACTGCTAACATTGTTGCAGGAACTCCTTGCCCTGTTGATATTGCATTTAACATAACAGTTGTAACATTGCTATTTACTTGTGCTAAAATTCTTTTAACATCTAATCGTGACTTGGATTGCAAAAATCGTAGAAAACCTTTGGCAACTAACCCTTGCCCTATTTTTGTCGTTGATAATTTTCTTGGTAATTCTTTCCTTGATTGTTCTGCACCTAAGTCGTAAGCCATTTGATATCCATCTTTGAAGGCATTTATCAAATCATTTTTATTTTTAATTTCTAAATTATCAACTGCATTAAAATCTAATTTGCCTTGATTCATTTTATTTTCTATATATTTTTTTACCCCTTCCATTTGCTTGGTCATAACTGCTTGGGTATTTAATAAAAATTCATTCTCGGCTTTATTTAATTGGTCATCTATCTTTGCATAATCAACTCTTTTTTCTGCTTTTGTTTTATAATGTTTATGACCATGACAATATACAATTTCTTTATTTAATTGTGAATTATCTTTTTTTTTAGATGATAATGGATGTCCTTCTGGAAATAAATCAGTATCATGTCTTCCACTTCTGAATCTTCCTGTTCTAAGGGCAGCTAAAAAGCTATTTACTCTAGCCATTGCCCATTGTTCACTTGAACCCACACCCGGTCTTACACTTCCGGGATTTGTTCTGAAGGCTCCAACTCCTCTATCATAAACTACTTTTAATTTACGAAGTGTAACTCTCTTTGTTTTTGTATTGCCATATTCTTCATTATGCTTATCTACTTTATTTTGCAGGGCTTTATCTCTGTTATAAGTCAAAGCATTATTATCTTGCTTTTCTAATTGAGCAGATTTCATTTTTGCCCATCTTTGTCCAGCATCGCCACCCCATAATGCCCATGCTATTCTTCCATTACTTGGAAAACCTTTTTCACCGGGTCTAAAACCTTCTGCTTGTTTATCTACTTCATGTCGTGCAAAATAACTATTCATTCTTCTTACAGTTGTTGGTGATAAATTTTCTCTATTCTTTAATTGATTAGCTCTTGTAACTCCAATTATTGTTCCACCTCTACCAAATTCAGCTCTCCATTTTAATCCTTTTTCTGCTTCTGCTTTCATGCCTTCATTCGGTCTTAAATCTATTTCTGCATAACTATTTTCTGTAATTTGTTCTATTTCTTCTTCATCTGGAGTTTCTTCTATTTCTGTTTCTGGTTCATCTGGTTTAATATCTCTTTCTGGGAAATTTAAATTTTTTCTTAATATGTTTTCATCTTCCATTGTTGGGTTTATAACACCCTTTTGTACTGCATCAATAAATAATGTATTCAATTGTAATTTTTGGTCATCAGTCATTGGGTTAAATTTAAAATGTGGTAATTCTTCTACATTGGAATAATTATAAGCAACCAATCTTCTTATTAATTGCTCACCCATAACTGTATGTTCTATGTCTTGTCTTAATTTTTGTATAACCCATAAGAATACATCAAAATGTATTTTTGCTTGTGCATATGCACCAGTATCACCATCTGCCATTAATCTATCTGGAATCAATATACTTCTTGCTATAGATTTGTTATAAAAATTTAAAGCTCTTTCAAAATCATCTGTTGCACTTCTGCCTGATTCTAAAAGTTGTATATCAAATTCTTCCATTCTGTGTGTGATAGAAGTTTTAGCAGTTAAGTTATCTAATATATTTCTTAGATTCTGCCTTGCACTTGGGTCATTTGTTTTATATTTTCCAAGTACTGTTGGGTTAGCAAATCTTTCCAAATATATATTCCACATTTTTATAAGCACATCTTTCGACCAGTAACCCCTATATGCTGGTCTTAGGTCCGATGTGCCATAATGATTGCCAAATTCTTTTTGATAACTAAATATCAGAAATTTATTTATTGGATATCTTTTATCTTCACCACTTTCTTGATAAACAACTCCATCTTTTAATAAATTAGTATATTCATCAACAGCAAATTTATAATAATGTGGTTTTTTTGTTTTTATATTTTTTAAACCAATCTTTCCGTTAAATTGCCCACTTTCAATTGTTTTGTAATTTATTTCTGATACAGAAAAGCCATAATCTAATGCAGTTAATATTTCTAAAACATTATCTACAATATTTCCTTGCATTTTGTTAAAACAATATTCTATAAATTCTGCAACTTCTATATCTTGTTCATCATCACTTGCTGGTATTATTTGAAAACTTGGAGCAACTGTTGCAAATTTTTTTAATGTTAAACATGCTTTTACTTGGTCATCAACTCGCATTTGGTCATACATATATAACCCTCTGCGACCAATTAATGTATCAGGATTATATGGGACAATATCGCCTTTTAATCCATACATCCCAACATCAGCAGATGCTATTTCATTCATATTTGGTTTAGTTTGTTCTTGTAATTTTTTTAAATTGTCGAATAAAGCCATTTGTTAGATTATATTGTATTTTTTTAAATAATACAATAATAAAAGGTGGCACTGGAGGGATATGATGATATATGTTTTGTTTGTGGAGAAACAAAATAAGTGTGCCACCCTAAATAATTATAGCTTATCTAATTCTTTATTCTATAATCTTTATAGATTTTCCTTTCTGAACCTAAATTTATTATCTGTGGTTTGATATAAACTTTTTTACCCGATTTATAAATTCTTAGATGACCTCTTCTTGTATGTTGTCCGGGTTTCTGTCTATTAGGAAATTTATATCCGCCTTTCTTTGATTTACTTTTAAAGATATTTATATCTAAAATCTTATAAGATACTGGTGGTAATTTACCTTTTCTTTGTGCTAATTTTATAAGATTAGAATCTGGTTTAATTTCTTCTACCTTCTGTTCTATTTTTTCATTAGATAATAACCATGTTGTATTTGCTAAATGGTTTAGCATGAATCTTTCATCTTTATCTATTTCATCATAGCCAAAATAATTATTATTATATTCTATTTCACCCGGGTTTGGAGTTGTAAATCTTCTAAAAGGTTTTTCAGTTAAATATTCATGGTCTGAAATTCCAACCGAAAGCCAATAATAATCAGATAAAATCCATCTTGGAGTTAATTTATCAAAATGAAGTCTTTTCATTCTAATATGATTAAAATCTGGCTCATGAATTATAATCATAAAAAAATCTGTATCGTAAGTTCTATCATCTATATAATGTATAATCCACTTTTTAAAAGGTATAGCCAATTGCATTCTTCCTAATTTACCTTCTTCTGTGCTTTTTTGTCTTTCTTCCATTATATGATTAAATTCTGTAAATCCCCATTTACCCAAACTGAATATTGGGATTTTCATAATATCTGTTTTTTCTTTCTGATTGAATGGTCTGCCATTATGAACCATTTTGGCATTACCTTGAGTATCTGCACCGAAAAAATAAACAGTTTGATTAAATTTATTATTTAGATATTTATCTATTCTCATTATATCACCTCATAAGGATTATAATGGATTGATATATAAAAGTCAATTAAAAATATTGTTCAGTTGTTGCTCTATTGCCAAGGGTTTCTGGCTCATCATCAAAATTATTTCCAATTATTCTCTCTATAATTGCATATCTTAAAGCATCAACTGGGTGGTCAAAACCACTTGTATCATAAGTTTCTATATTTTTTCTATCTATTGGTATTGATTGTAATGTTTCGAAAGTTATTGGGCAATCTTTGGTAAATAACAATCTTGGCTTTTCTCTATCTTCTGTACTTAATCGCATATGTAATT